TTTTCTTTTTGGGCATCTTCATCAACAACGCGCTCTTGCCCGGCTGGATCAGGGCACAGTCGATCAGGCAAAAGTGCCTGTGTCTGACTGGCAGCTTCTTCCTTGACGACCTCATACTCAAAGGTCTCTTCTGTGACAAACTCCAGCTCTGTTTGAGCAGCGGCTCGCACCTGAGACTGCACCGCGCTACTGCCAACACCGCCTAGCTCGCCGGCTTCGTACTTGGCATTGATCACGGCTTGCAGGATCGTGCCAACTTCACTGGCGACAATCCGCTTTTCAACCGAACGGCGCAACGCAACATAATTGCTGTCGTCGTAAGTCGTGGTTGTAACGGTGCTCGGGTTGTGACTAAAGACAGATGTGTAGACCGTCGCGCCGTCTTCGTTTTCTACGGTGAAGGTGTAGCGCTGATCGTAAGTGAAGCTTTGGTCTTCTTCCCAGTTGCGCTGGCGCTCTGACTTGGCGATTTCCTTGAGTTTTTCGTCTGCAGCGGCTTTCTGCTCCTGCGACGCATTGGGGTCGTCCTTAGTTTGCTGCGCGTTTTCCTTGTCCTCTAGTTCTTTCTTTGCCTGTTCTGCAGCAGTGTCTTTAAGGCGGTTGAAGTTGAAGGTGACGTTGATCAGCTGACCCGGCAGCACACCCTGATTGATGCCGGTGAGATCAATCAGATCGTTTGGGGTCAGCAGCGGGCCGCTGCCGTAACCGTCAATCGAGACGATCCGCAATGCCTCGCTTTCAGTGAGGTAGCCAAATAGCGACTCACTGCTCAGCAGCTGATCAAGGACGCTGACATAGCCGGAGCTGAGGTCGAAATCGTCTTTGTAGAAGTTGCTTGGCAGCTGGCCGGTGAACCCAATGCCCAGCGCCATGCAGCACTTTTTGAGCACGGACGCCGCAGCGATGCCCAAAGGAGCACGGCCCATCACCTTGGCGGGAGCCAAGGCATACTCCTCACGCACCGTCAGCTTGTTGGCAGCTGCAAAGCTTGAGAAGTTGAAGGGCTTGGCACCTGTCTTCGGCAGGTAACAGGCGTTGGCGTTGTCGTAGTTGAAGTCGCTGCTGGGGTAGTCCGCAGGGTTGGGGCCGTTGCTGCCGTCTTGCGCTGGGGTCTCCTCTTGCGCCTTCTTGCCCTTCAAATTGGCCAAGTACACCAACTTGTCGCCCAGCTGCACGGTGGTGATGCCGCGAAAGGGGTCGGCAAAGCTGCTTAACACCCGCAGCGTGCGCGGGATGCGGGTAATCGTGTTGCCACGCACCCACCCGAAGTTGACGATGCTGCCCACCTCAGGGGTGCTCAGGCCATTGAGCACCACTTGCCCCCGGCAGGCGATCAGCCCTTGGCCGGCACTGAGGGATTCATCGGCCAAGTTGCCTTGGATGACGGTGCCCAGGTTGCAGAAAACCTTGGCGCGAACATCAATCGTCATTGAGCAACCCCAACACTGAGCGAGACCGTGTACGTGATGACCTTCAAGCCGTTCACCACGTCGTTGGCTGCTGTTGCTGTGGGTGCGCCCAAGGGGAAGTAGGCACCGGCTGCAGGTGTGGTGCCAACGGTGCTTTCAAACCACGTTTGCAGCGCTGTCCAACCCGACGCATTGGTTTCGCCTTCCAGCGCATATACCTTGGTTGCCGTCAACGGCCCGGTGATGTAGCTGGTGCCTGCAGCGGTGAGCTGCATTTGAGGCACGTCTTGATAGGTGACGGGGGGCCTTAGCAGCGTTAGCGTGCAACCACCAAGGGTGAAAGTGCCGAGCGCGGGTCTGTCTTCGGCGCTTTTGCTCTTCTCTTTTTGCCGAAGTGCGACCTGCAGCGCTTGGGCTGCATCGACCAGTTCAACGCTGGCCTGGATGTAGCGGCCGGCTTGCTCACCGCTGGGGGCACTGGTGAACCAGCAGCTGATGCCGCTCCAGCTGAGGCCGTTGGCGCTGGCGGTCAAGCTGACGGTGGTGCCAATGCTGTTGGCCGTCACGCTGTCGGCGTCTTGGATGCGGGCGTCACGCCAAGTGTTGTAAACGCTGAGCAGTGATTGCCACTCACTGCTGGTGAGTAGGCCGCTGATACCCCATGAGCGGGCGGTCAGGCCATCGCTGGTGCCGGTCTCTTGGTAGCCGTAGGGCTGGGCCAAGAGCTTGCTGGTGGTGAAGGCTCCGATAGAAACGCTCATGGCTAACCGAGGTTGACGGCGTATTTGCCAGTGTTGGCGTCAACGGACACGTTGACTGTCCAATCTTTTTGAACCAGAGCAGAGGTGGCCTCTGTCAACTTTGCATTAACCTCTGACATAGATTTATTAATGACAGCGAGATCATTAGTTGCCTTGGAAAGATCAGCTTGCGCCTTTCCGATGTCATCAGATAGGCGAAGTTCCTGTCGAGCAGATTTAATGAAGTCAAGGATGACTTTATTCTGCTGTTCAAATGAGCCGCCATTGATTTTGAAAGCGACCCCCAGTCGGTCAGCCAACTGGTTTGCTTCTGGAAGAATCTGCTGTCGTACAGCCTGTTGGCGATTTGCGACATCCTGTGGGCTAAGAAATCTGTTGAGGCCACTACCGCTGGTGTTCCGCAAGTCCTGCAGGGCACTCACGCTGTCTTCAATACCACGGCTGATGCTTTTGACGGCATCCTGAGCTGACTTAAAGGCATCCTGCAAGTCGGCCTTGGTTTTTGCCGCAGCCAGCTGGACATTTTCAGCGGCCACTTCTGATGCTTTTAGTAAGTCACTACTACCAGGGCTTGCTCTGAGAGCGGCTTGAGCATCCTGCTCAGCACGCTTGGCATCCTCTAATGCCTTCACCGACTGCAGCGCACCAATGCCCGTGCCGGTGAGGCTGCCACGTTGCTGCTGGATTGCGATCTCCTCTTGAATGCTTTTGAGCTGATTGGCAGCGGCGATGCTCTCGGCCCAGCGCTGGCTTTCGGTCTTCTTAAGTTCGTTAAGACGGGTTTGCTTGTCGACGATCTCCTGCGAAACCCTGTTGTAGTCCTGGCTGTCAACGGCAAGCAGCTTTTGCTGCTCTGACAGAGACTTTAGAGATGTTTGCAGGTTTTCGACGCTATCTCTACGCTTAAGCTCTTCCTGCAATAACCGTGCAGCAGCGGCATTTTGAGCATTCAGCTCACCAGTAATGTCTTTATTCTTTGCCCTAAAGGCCTCTGCCAAGGAGGGCAGCTTTTGCAAAACGGCTTGAAACTGTTCTGCGCTAAGGGTTAGCTGCCCAAAAGTGTTAGTTCGGCCTCCAACCGACGCAACCGCATTGGTAAACAAGGCATTGGCCTGCTTCTCTGTTAGCGAGAACTGAGACTGCAATGCCCGTAAAGCGCCTACTGCTTCAGCGCCTTGATCTGGAATGATGCCAAGCGCGTTGGTTATGGCACCGCCGCCAAGGCCAAGCTTGTTGGCACGTAGAACGACACCCGCACCTTCGAGCCCAACCGATAGACGCTTGACTTGCTCAATAACAGTTGGCAAAAGGCTTTCGCCAAATGAGGTTTGTAGTTCATCCCATGCGTTGCTTAGCTTTTGAAAGTTCTGCGCGGCAGTTTCGGTCCCGCCAGCGCCTGCAGTCAGTTCGTTGAGCCCTTTGCTTAAAGCAGGAAAAAATTCAGAAGCAGTAAGCCTGCCTGACTCAACCAGTTTGATCAATTCCTGCTGTGTAACACCAAGACCACGCGCTGTAGCAGCAAAAGCAATCGGCAACCGCTCACCAAGCTGCCCTCGCAGCTCTTCCATCTGCACGGTGCCCTTAGCAGCAACCTGCTGTAAAGCCAGCAGTGAACCATTGATTTCATCGTTGCTGAGTCCAAGCGACTGAGCAGCCTTGGACACAGCGGCAAACAATTCGCGCTGTTGACCAAGAGGCACATTGGCCGCTGTTGCTGCGGCCGTGAAGCTGCCGAAACTGCCAGCCAGCGTTTTGAAGCTAAGGCCTAGCTGATCAGAGAGGCCCTTGGTAAAGCTCAGGGCTTGACCAGCACCTTGCGGACCAAGCGTGTTGCTTAGCTTGCGAGTAATGGTGTCTAGCTCTACAGCAGCGTTGATCGAGCCACGCAAAAATCCAATGGCTCCGGCGCCAATACCAACGCCAGCAAAGACAGATGCGACATTACCAAGCACACCTGCACCACCACCACCTTGGGCCCTGCTTAACGTGCGCTCCGTTTTTTCTATTTCTTGACGCAGCTCACGAAAGCGCCTAGTGCCGATTGCAACTCTCTGCAGTTCATCCTGCAGCGAATTGAGCTTGATGTTTAATCCATTAAGGGTTTGACCAGCATTTGAGCCCGATAGTGCCTGACCAATTGCACGCCCGGCCGATGCAGCAGACTGTTTGGCACGCTCTAAACCTGCTTTGAGCTGGGCATCATCAACGCTGACTGTTAAGACAGCTGAGCCCAGACTCTCCGCCACAACGCCCCTTCATGTGCTCTTAAGTTGCCGCTGATCGCGGGAACCTAGGCCATGGCAAGCGCTCTCGCTGCACTGGCTAACGCCACTGCAATCTTCAAGGTTCCCACCGTTGGCACCGTCACAGATGCCACTACAGGCAACGTTGTGCCGGCCACAGAAACAGTGACCGTCAATCTGTACTTACGCCAAGGCAGCACACAAGCCTCAGATTTCCCTGGCGTTGACACTGAAGTTGAGACCTACGAGGGCTATGCCGTAAGTCCGCAGGCCCTAGACGCCCGCATCAAGCCCGGTGTGATCGGCACGTTGAACTTTGCAGGACAAGGTGCCATCAGCTGCGAAGTGATCAACAGTCGCTTCCCCTATGGCACGACCGGCTTGATCGGCAGCACCGTGCAACAGGTGATTGGCGACAAGATCCGGCTAGCCCGCTACGTGCAGGGCTGATGGCAGTTCAAGTCAAGGCCAACTTCAAGCTGACCGGCTGGAATGCCACACAGCTCAAGCTCAGGGTGCCGCAGATCCTGACCAGCTACGGCAAGGTCTTGGGTGATCAGCTGAAGGAAGAGATCAAGACGCCGCAATTTGGCTGGCCACGTGCCACCAAACGCCGCAATGGGCAGACCGTCAGCAGCCCACGCGACATCGTGGATCTTGGCGGTCTGCTGCGCTCTCAACGCCGTGATCGCCCCAGTGCAACGCAGCTGCGCTTCACATGGGAACCCAAGAGCAAAAGTGGCTTCATGTATGCCGGTCTGATCCTGACCGGTTACACCACCAGCAAAGGCACACTGGTGCCAGGCCGCAACTGGATCAAGCCAGCACTAGACAAGCAACCTTTGGATCGCTTCTTCGCTGAGCAGTGGCGACGCCTAGACGGCATCGGCGGTCTGTAGACACAAAAAAGCGGCCATCTCCAGCTGGCCGCCCTTTGGTCTCCCGACAAATCTAGTTTGCTCAGGCGTTGGTCTCTGCGCTCCAGAGATAGCTGCCATAACCCGACAAGGTAAAGCTAACAGTTGCGACATTGCCTGCGGCAATCGACTCGGAAAAGTCGGTGACAAAGGCCACGCCAGAGTGGTATTCAGGGCTGCCGGTGCTGCTCATCTCAGGCGATTCGCGATACCACTCAACAGTGGTGCCGGTTGCAGCGTTCAGGGCAGCGTTTTTGAGAACGGCATATCCAGCATCATTGAGGTTCAGGTTCATTTCGCAGGGGATCGTATAAGCCTGCGTCGTCACCAGCGATGCGGTAAAGCCCAGCGTGCTGCCGTAGTCCTGCACTTCTTGGGTTTGGCTGGTGCCTTGAATGCCAGCGTTAGTCAGGGACAGAACCTCCGTCATGCCGGTGCTGGCGGTTGGCTTGCTACTAGCGGTTGTACCAGCCTTGACGAAAAATTTGTATCCAAGGCTGTTGAAAAACGCACCGGTGGACATGACTTAAACCTGTGGCGTGTGCCTTAGGTTGCCCCTAACTAGCAGCAGCCTCTTCCTCAGCCTCAAGCACCTCCCACGGCGTCATGCGTGGGCACACATGCAAATCAAAGCCTTTCACGTCATGGGCCACACCAGCCGTGGCGAGCAGCGCTTCCTTTAGGTCTTGCTTGCTGCAGCTCAACTCCTTACAGATCGCAGCGGGCTGCCAACCCAATGCCATCAACCGCCTGGCGTTGTTGCCCAGTAGCCGAACCTTGTGAGTGGCCTTGATCGTCCAGTTGTGACCGCGCAGGAAGTGCAGCACCTCACCTTGGGCAAAGCTCCAGAAGATCGTGCTGAGCTTTCCCTTCTCTGGATCCCAAGCCCGGCAGGACTTGAGGAAAGCAATGTCGCAGCAGGAGAAGATGTCTTCCTTGGCCATGCAGTGGCTGTACTTGCGGCACAGCTTCCCGCCAAACATCTTGATCAGGCCGATGTTCTCGGCATACATGCGGCCAAAGCGTCGCTGCTCTTCACGGGTGAGCGGTTTTGCGAGGTGACCTTCGCTGCGCTTTTTCTCCGGTGCAGCAACCGGAGTGCTGAAGAAATCAAGCTGGCCTTCAGCAATGCGCATCTTGCCTAACTTCGCAGGACGAGTCGCGAC